CCGCATTGCGCCTCCAGCTGGTGCAGGAATTTTTTCACGTCGCCGTTCCCGCCCAGCTTGACGTATTTCTGCCCGGCGATCAGGCGCTCGGCCATTGGCATTTCCTCCGACATGATGGTCAGACGGAGAATTGCCAGATACTGCTCGTCCTGATGCTCCTGCATTTTCCCGAGCTTTTTGTCGATCTCTGCAAGGTGCGCCTCCTGCGATGTGGCCTTTCCGCGCTTTTTCTGTATCGCGCCAACGACGGCGTTTACTACCGCCGTCAGCGCGGACGAGCCGAGCACGGCACAAATGATCGTGATGGTTCCAGCATCCATGTTTTATGTACCTTTCTTTGTTTTTTTGGCTAGTCGTCCGCCATTTTGATGTAGGTGGTGGTATCACTGGAATAGCTGATGCTTGGCAGCGTCGTGCCGCCGAGGACTGCATAAAGCGCCAGGTAGGCCGTCCGCGAGAAGGTCGAGCCGTCGCATGCGTGCCATGGGGCAGAGAGTACGCGGACAGTCGTGAGGATGTCGCCGACGTGATAGTTTGGCTCTGCCAGCTTTGCAAGCGCCTCATTTACCATCGGGTTCGCCGGTGCGTTGCCCGCTCGCCAGATCTTTGCTGCGGTCTGTGCGGTCAGTAGATTTCCTGCTGTGAGCGGAGTTTCTACCTGCAGTGGTTCGTCCTCTAGTTTAAGCCATACGCCACGCAATACAACTTTGTAGGCATTGTAGCCTACATACCGGATAGCTCCGTTAGCTAGATCTATGCTGCCTACTCTATCTTGCATAATTATTCCTCCAGCGCCTTGATGTAGGCTTTACAACGGGTACTCACGCCAATAATGGGAATCGTCTTTCCGCTAACGCTATAATCACAATATGCAATGCCGTTGCTTGAACTATATGCCGCTCTTCCGTCCAGCGATAGAGCAATGTCTGGTATACCATCCTTTAGTACATCGCTATAGGCTTGCCCAGCTGCAGGGTCGCTGATTGCAATAATATTTACCGCGCTTGTACCATTCTTTGTCGCTGTCACGTCACCGGCTGTCACAAGCAGCCCGCCTTTGTATTTTCCACCGCTGTATGCTGGGAGCCCTCGCTTGCCAGATTCATAAGAGATAATTTTCCCGTTGCTCCATGTTGTTCCGTTGTCCGTCGAGTACCTGTACACCATATATCCGGTATACTCGGTAAAAGTACCGGCAACGATGCTTATCTCTGTAAGCCCGAAGAATGCAATGATTGTCGTTCCGCAATGATATGCGGACATCAAATTATGCGTTGTGTAACCTGGTGGTTCGTTGAAGGATGGAGAGAGAGTCGCAAGCGATACGGTACTTACCGTCTCCCATGTCGGATTGATCAGAGTTTCCGCCGTTGCTGTTGTCAGGCTGTTGCTCGTGTTTGATAACTCCAGCTTGTAAAAGCGTCCTTGCTCTCGATTGTAAAAAAAGACACCGTCGATGTCTCCTATCGACACAATCGCCTGCGTTGCTGGGTTCACATATGAGCAGCTTATATATTCATGATCGTGACCGCCGTAGCCGGTGTATTCTGTGCCCACGGCATAGATATACAAAAAGTTCGGCGTAATAAACAGCCCACGCTCTCCTTTGGCTAGCGTAGACGGCAAGCTCCCGCTTGCGTACATCGTGAATTTTGTATCAAGGCTCGATGTTCTGTATATTCCTGTGGTTGCGACTGAACCGCTATCCAAAATGGTGTAGTAAAAGCCGTTCGCGTATTCCAGCACTGCGTCTACCATCGTAAGACCCGAAGGAATGGATGTTCGCTGCGTCCACGTTTCTAAGTCAGTGGAAGTATAAAGTTTATTGCCGGACATTGCAACCCATTCCCCATTCAGGAACCACATGGCGGACGGATTTATACTTGCCGTTTTCAGTGTCCATGGCAGAGGTGCTGCAGAACTGCGAAGGACAGAGAAAAGTTCCGGATACTGTTCTTGCAACACGGTGCGCCCGTCGCACGGGAGCCACGCGTCGGAGAGGTCTGTGCGGGCGGTGATAGCGATGTCGCCGACTTTGGCCGTGCCCTCCGAAAGCTTGCCGAGCGCGTCGTTGACTGTCGGGTCCTCCGGCCTCGTGGTTGCGTTCGGCCAGAGCTTGGCGGCAGTGGCATCGGACAGAAGATTTGCTTTATTGAGAGGCGTACCCTCAACTGTTGGCTCGTCCATACGTTTCATGTACTCGTAGTGATCAAGGCTACCGTCGGAATTGTAGATGCCATATCGAATAGCACCGTTTGTAAGAACTTTAGTAGGTTGACGATCTTTCATATCAAGCCTCCTGTCGCGCATTCCGCAGCGCCGGTGTAGCGGAACGCCTTTGTGATGTTGTCGATCAGTTCCTCGCAGAGCGCAAGAATGCGCTCGATATCGTTTGCGCCGGTGTAGGTCAGGCGGTCGAGGCCGGGCGCGTCCGGTGTTCCTTCGGGGTATGCCAGTGCGTCCCGGATGGACTGCACCTGCTTGCGGTATGCCTCGGCCTGTGAGGCTGTTATAATGTCCGTTGCGGCCCAATCTGTTTTTGCTGACCATGCGATACTCATGCCGCAGACAGGCGCAAGACGCGCCGCCAGATAGTTCAGGGCGGTTCCCACGCGGTTCATGTCGCTTGCGTTATACGCGCCCTTCATCCCGGCCAGCCATTCCGCCCGCTCGGCCGCGGTCATGGCAGCAAAGCCCTTCGCCGCCAGCTCCCGCACCCGCTCCACGTCCGCCTGCGTCCGGTCGGTGACGAGGGTGTCAATGATGGTACTCATGCGCCAACTCCTTTCGTTACGGCATAAATTCCGCCTCCGCTGAACGTCAGTTCCATACCGGTCTGCACAGCATTTTCGTTTTGTGCGAATGCGTCGGAGATTTTGATGGTGTCGCCGGTTTCGAGCGCCGGATTGCCCCGGTTTTTCACGCTGTAGATCTTTCGGCGATTATACTGCGCAAGTAGCCACGCAGCCACACTCTGATAGTTTGCAGGCGCTACGCACGGGTTATTTACGCTCTTGATGTTTTTTCCGCTCCCGGCGGTGATTGTCGTATCGATATTCGCGTAGTCGCTCTTAACGTGCAGCTCTACGCAATCAACCGCTTCCGATATGGACACACCGTCATAGTTATAAAGCTCATCCGGCGTTATTTCTCCCAATACTGCGCCTGCTGAAAGCTCCGCGATGTGCAGGTTTCCGGATCGATCAAACCACGCGGAGCACATTGCGGCCTGTGCCAGAATCCGGATCGCCTCGCGTCTCGTCGTCTTCCGAGGGATTGCAGGGACTACCGTTCTTTCGTCTGCGCCGCCGCCGTAGATCACAGTGACGTCGTATCCTTCCAGTACGGACGCAACTACAGTCTGGAGCTTGCACGCGGTAGCGTTTCCGGCCTCATAGGTTGCGCGATCGAGTGTCGCAGCCATATCGTTTCCGACAAGCTGTGCTGTGACGCCGGAATCGCGTGCTGTAACGGACGTAAAAAAGAACTCGCCAACGTCTATGCTCTCTCCGTTTACAATGCATCTGGCAAGCAATTTCTGGCCATCCTGAATCACGGAGAAAACGCCGTCCGGGTTCAGAATGTTGTACCGATGATCCGCGTTGTCAAATGTAAAGGAAATCTGCCGGGACGGGAACGATTCGCAGGAAACGGATGCTTCCTCTATAATCTTCACGTCGGCCATTGTGTCGTTTTCGTAGGTTTCCGTCAGGCCGAAATCGATCTGCCGCAGCCGGGCGCGTGTCTTTGGCAGGAGCGTCTTGTCAAATCGAATCGTCAGCTTTGTGTAATTTGCGGCAGTCATGCTGATGTTCTGCCGCGCCTGCGTGATCATCTTTGTTCCGGTTGCGACCGCCGCTCCGTCGCTCGCATATGCGGTAATTGTGATCTGCGCCGGGTATTGGTTCATTTTTTCATCAAACAGCATCGCCCAACCAATCGTGGATACCGGAGCGGAGAATTCAAACGTAATTATGCTTGCCATTTCGGCGCTCTCGTTTGATACTACTCCGCTCCACCAGCCTACATGCTGCCCGTCAAAGCTATCGTTCGGAATATCGATTGTCCCATCCAGAACCCACCGGTTCAATTCAAGCCCAGCAAACTTCCCGGATATGGTTTCTCTGTCGCTGATCGTTTCGGCGGCGCTTGTGCCTGGTGCCGAATCAGATGCAGAGGCCGTACCGTTCTTCTTTGCCGACGGGTCAACAATGTAAAACCGGACAAGCATGCCGACCTCACGCACCGGTGTAAACGGTGCGTAATTGCTCGATACCTTCTGCATCAATCCACCCCTTGCTGTGTCGCGGAGATCGTGACGCCGCACCACTGCGATACGCCGTCCTCATCGTAGATGATCGCCTTGTATTCCGGCTGTTCAAAAAGGAAATCCCTTGTTTTGTCGCCGTCTACATCCGGGTATGTTACGCTCAACACATGTTTCGTGTTGATCATGCTGCGGAGTTTTCGGAGATCGGCGACAGAAAGCCAGCCCGTCGGGATTTTCAATTCATTTTTTACCCCGATGATATCCATAACCGTCTTTCCGGATGCCATTGTCGCGGTTGCGCCAATATCCTTCGGCTGAATCGTGAACACGAGATCGCGCAGAAGCGTGACCGTGTTTGTTCCGTCCGTGATTTTAATCCTACGCAAGCGATACACCCCTTTGTACGATCTCGCCCCGCAGCGGATCGAATATTGCTCTTGCTATCGTCTGTCCGTCGAGTACAAGGTTGATCTGCATTGGCGTTCCGGGCTGGTTGTTGGCAAGCAGGCCGTTCACGACGCCGACAGAGGACTTTGCCGCGCCGGACACGGAGAATGACGTTGTTCCGAAGGTCATCTGATCTTCGATATCTTTCCGCACCCCGAGCATTTCCCTGTCAAAGCCCTGCCCAAGTCCTTCTGCCATGTAGCCGCCGATTCCGGCGAAGACTTTAGACGGGGACGCAATACCGAGGATGCTCTTGACGCCGCTCACAAGGCCGTTGACCATATCGCTTACCGTCCGCTTTAGGCTCTCCCACATATGCAGAAATCCGTTTTTGATACCGTCAACGATATTTGTTCCGATGCTGCCCCAATCGTATCCGAGGAACGTATCTACAATCGATTTGATTATCGTTGGGATCGACATGACAAGATCCGGGATTGCGCTAATAAGGCCCTCAATAAGCGCCATGATGATTTTCGGGCCGGACATGATGATTTGCGGAAGATTGTTAAGAATCCCCTGTACAATCCCGATAATGAGTTTTGGCACAGCCGCAGTAAGCTGCGGAATGGATTTAATCAGGCCATCGATCAGCGACATAACAAGTTTTGCGCCGGATTCAATGATTTTGGGGAAGTTTTCAATAAGCGCGGTGATGAGATTTGTGATAAGCTTGGGCGCCACCTCAAGCAGCCTCGGGACGGCGTCAATGATTCCGTCCGCCAGAGCGAGGATGATCTCAAGCGCCGCATCTACCAAATTCCCGAGATTGCCAGGGTCGGTCAGCGTTTCAGCGATTTTGATGATTGCTTCCGTTGCCGCCGGGATCAATTCCGGAAGCGTCTCCGTAATGCCTTGTACCAGAGAGATAACAACATCTATACCGGTTTGAATGATTTCCGGCAGAAGCTCGACTATGGCCGGAACGAGAATCCCAATGGCTGTCGGCGCGATGTCGCCAAGCACCGTAAGGATCTCCGGGAGCGCGGACATAAGTCCGGTAATTAGGCTTGCCGCGCCTTCTATAAGCGAGGGCAGGACAGAGCCAAGTATGCCCGGCAGTTGCGAGCTTACGGTTCCCAGCAGCGTGGAAATTGCCTCCACAATGCGCGGCAAAAGCTCCTGAATGCGCGGAATCAGGTTATTGCCCGCAACAACAATGGAATCCGTGAAGTTTCCCACGAGGGTTCCCAAGTCCTGATCCGGGTCTGCAAGGCCGGTCACAAGGTTCTTCAATGCGGCTTTTACCATGCCGAAAGATCCTTGAATCGTGGACGCGGCTTCTTTTGCGGTCGTGCCGGTGATGCCCATTTCGGTCTGCACGACATGGATCGCGTCCACGATATCCGCATAGCTGGAAATGTCGTACTTGATGCCGGAGATTTTCTCCGCGTCTTCAAGCAGCCGCTGCATTTCGGCCTGCGTACCGCCGTAGCCGAGCTTCAGGTTATCGAGCATGGTGTAATTTGCTTTTGCGAACCCCTGATATGCGTTCTGGATTGATGTCATGTCCGTGCCCATTTTGTTCGCGTTGTCGGACATATCAGTCAGCGCCAGGTTTGCTTTTTCTGCCGCTGCACTGGTATCCCCATCGAGAGACTGCAGCAGGGATGCAGAAAAGCTTGTCACCGTCTCCATGTACTCATTCGCAGACAGCCCAGCGGTTTTGTACGCGTTGTTTGCGTACTCCATAACTTTATCTTGGCTATCCTTAAAAAGCGTCTCTACGCCGCCGACAAGCTGCTCGTAGTCCGCATATGCTTGGATTGCCTTTGTTCCAATCGTGCCGATTGCCGTCGCCGCTGCCGTCACGCCGACTACCGCAGCCTTGCCGACAGTGGCAAGGCCGTTTTTAATCTTCTCGCCGAGGCCGGATGTTTTCTTCCCGGTTTCGTCGATGCCCTTGTCCGCTTCAGACGTGTCCGCGCCGATTTTTACAAAAAGTTCAAATAGATTCATGCTTCACCACCAATCCGCACCGCTTAACAACCTCGGCGGTGATCTCTTCGCAGGTTCGGTTGTCCTGCGGCTTCGGGTCTATCAGATCGGAATATTTTGCCTGCACAAAGCTGCCGCCCGCGAATTTCGCTGTGTTTTCCGTCATTGTGCGCAAACACTCCGCCGTATAAATACGGAAGGCTGATTCTTCCTGCTGCCGCTTTACCAAAATCGGCAAAAGGCGAATCAGCCCTCCCGCGCTTATCTTTGGAGCCGCCAGAAGCGCAAGCGTTACGCTTTCGCCTCCGACGCGCACGATTTGAAAAAATTCTGCATATCCTTATCCTTGACGATCTCCTGAATCTGCCACATGGTTTTTAGGACGCTCTGCTTTTTGACCGCCTCAACAGTCGTTTCGTTGACCGCAGCCAGAATACCAAGCGTATCTTCCCGGTGCTTTTTCAGAATCAGGGGAATCCACTGACCGATCTTCTGCGCACCGATCGCGTACCGTTCTCCCGCCGTCTGTGGCTTCTCCGCGTCGATCTGTGCTTTCAGACTCTCCCGCAGCTCATCATCCGTCAGAATATTGAGCGCGTACACGCTGACCTCGCAAAGAACATCAGCTGCCCTATCCGTGCTAAGTTCCGAAAATTTCATACTTTCTTCTCCTTACGTTTCGGCCGTACCGGCTTTGATATAAACCTCATACGGCACAACGTCCTGCTTCGACATCGAATAGTGCGCCGTGTACTCAAACGCCATCTGTCCCTTGCCCTTGTCGGCGGTTTTCAGCTGGAATCCGCCGGTCGATAGCGCGTTCATAAGACGAATAGCAATGAAACCACCGTTTGTCGCACCGTTCTTATCGGAATAATCACCCACAAGCCAGATGTCCGCAAAGTCAGTCGGCGAAAGATCGCGCCGAGGAACAACCTTCGTCGTATCTGTGCCGTCGATGTCAGCCGCCGCCATAAGAGATTTCGCGGAGGTAGTCGTAGCCGTTACATATGTACCGGAAAGTTTCACTTCGACATCGTCCATCCGCTTCATTTCCATTGTGTTCTTTGGGCAGTTGTCCACATCCGAGCCGTAGTCAGAATACGTCGGTGTCGCGGAAAATGTAATGCCTCCGGTAGTTGCGCCGATCTGGTTCTCCGGTTCAAACGTTCCGGTTGCAGGCGTAAATTCGCTCAAAATAACGCCAGCATTGATTTGCAGCTGCTTAAACGTATCCGCCGGAATTTTTGTAAATTTCGCCATGAAATCAGTCCTTTCAGTTCGCGGTAATGTATTCGATTGTGACGTTCAAATACCGCCGCTTGATATTTGCATCAGAATCGTCCCGGACGTTCTGGCACCACGGAGATCCGCGCTTGATCCAGATTGCGCCGTCGTCACACGGCACAAACACGCCGCCCAAGCCGATAGCGTCCGAGATTTCCTGCGCTTTCGCGTTTGGTTCTGCTTCCTGCGTTGTGTAGTACCAGAGATTCACCGTCAGGCCGATTTCCCCGCTGTCCCACGCGCCAGTAATCAGCTCATAGGTCAGCCACGGAAAAACGGCATCGTCCGGGACACTTGATGTGGGGTATGCCGTGAGAAATTGCGAGAACCACGCATGCAATGCTTTGTCTTTCGTCATGTTGGCAGCGCTTTCTTTTCTGCAGTGAAGTATTTCAGATCGAAGCTTGCGGACTTCGGTGTTTGCTTGTCCTTTGGCTCGGACGTGACGCGGTACGTCTCGCCGGTCGTCTTGTCGCGGAAGAAGTCGTTATAATCGATTGGTACGGCTTTTTGCACAAGCACCGAGTAAACGCTTGTCACGCCCTCCTTCTCCGCTCTGCGAGCCTCCATGGACGTATCGAGCATCTGGTAATTTGCGAATTCCGCCCCGTCCGTCCATATCGTGACGTAACCGCCCGCTCCGTCCGGCGTCCGGCTTTTTTCGAGCAGCACGCACGGGCGGGCAAAATCATCAAGTAAACTCATATCAGATCTTCCTCCACTGGTTCATGCGCGATTTGAACGTCGTCTGCCATGTCACAGCCCCATTCGCGGAGGCACTTCCGCTCGATCCCTTCGAGTAGCTATAGCCTCCGAAGCTTTCCGAGGTAAACGGGCTTGCTGCCGCGTCCCCGTTTTTCTCCTGCCATGCTCTGATCTCAGCTTCGAGGGCGAGGACAGCGGACGGGACGGCCATCGGCCAGACAGAGCCATCAAAGGTCTCGTCGGCCATCCCGTAATCCGGGTATTGGTGCACACCGTCATTAAAAACGGAACCTACAATCCGGAAGAATTGCCCTTCTTGCAGGAACGGCAGCGCAATGCTGCCGTTTTCTACTGTGTACGTTCCGCTGATCCGATCCGTTTCAAACCAGTTCCGCAGAACCCCGCACAATTCGGTTAGCATTGCGCTGCCGCCTCCTTACTTTGCCGTTACCGTTGCGTTGCCAGCCTTCTGCGCTTTGTAAGTCGCGTCAGCCTCAACGACTGTGATCTTCTTGCCCGTCGCTGCCGTGACATCGGACTTGCCGTCCCACGTCGGCCACGTTCTGACGTTCTGGCCGTAGGTGACAGTCTCAGCCGAATCGCCTACCTTGTACTTGTAGACGTTGCCGCTTGCTTCCTTCGCGGGCGTTACCGTGATCTTCGTGTCACCTGTCGCCGTGCCCGCCGCAGAGGTAACCGTCAGCGTGCCGAGCGTCGGGGTCTCGTCAATGTCAGCAACGGCAATGCCGTCCTGATACTCCGCGAACAGGGTCATGCCCATGATCGCAAAGGACTCGGAGACCGCAGTGGAGTAGTTGCCCTGCACATGGAAACCGACAAGGTTGGTTTCTCCGTCGGTTCTGTAGTCGAGACCGGCACGGGCGAAATCGCTGTCAGCTGGGTCAATGTAGTACAGGACAATGTTCTCGACCGGAGTCGCAATAACACGACCGCGTTTGATCTCATCGTCAGACAGCAGGAACACGGTGCTATAGCCCATGAAGTTCTTGATGTACTGGAAGCCGAATTCAGTCTGGATGGTGATATCGGCGCCGCCGAGGTAATCGTACAGATCCATCACGTTCACGAAGCCAACAACGTTGGTCGCGGTGCGGTGCATCTGCTTGAACTTGTTGATAACAGCGCCCTTCGCCATTGCAAGCGCGCGCTGCCAGTTGGTTTCGCTGACGGTCAGCAGGCCGGTATTCAGATAATCGTAGAACCGATTGGTGACATTGGTCTGCAGCTCATACAGGAACGCCTCGTCGGTCAGGGCGACGGCAACGTCATAGCCGTATTCCTTGATCGCCTCGATGGAAACAGCCTTTGCGTACTTCTCGACGTTGATGTTGGCGTAGTCCTTTTCAATGACAGTCGCTTTGGAGTAGGGAATCTCTTCACCCTCGCCGACGCTCTGCGCGAGCGTCACGCTTGCGGTCTTGGATTTCAGGACGGTGCCCGGCTGCTTTTTGATGGGGCGCATAATGCCGAGAATGTCGCGCAGGTGCTGCCAGTTCCGCGCAAAGCGGGTTACAAAATCGATTTCACGAGCGGTTACCTGAACGTCGCTCGTCATCGTCAGATTGATCTTTGCTCCCATGTTTATTCTTCCTTTCCGAACAAATTAAGGTTGGCGGCGATTGCTGCCTGCCGTTCAGACGCGTCCCTGATTTTGAAGATGTCGTCCCGGCTCATAGCGCCGCCGTTGTTTGCGGGCGGATCTTTGGTGTCCGCGCCCTTCTGCTTGGTGGTAACAACGAAGTCCGCCCACTCTTCCTTGATGGATTTGCGCAGCTCGTCGGCGTTCTTGATCTTGCCGTCTTCCAGTTCAACGCTGGTCAGATCGGTGACCTTCAAAACCGAATCAATTCGTTTTTCGCTGATACCCGCAGACTTCAAAAGTTCCCGATACGCGGATTCTTTCGCGCTCTTGGTTTCCTTCTGCATCTGCTCTCTTTTGTAGTCGTCAAATTCCTTTTTGACCTTGTCGTGCTTATCCTTCCAGCCATCGTCGCCTTTGGCTTTCAGGTTTTCAAGCTCCGCCTGCACTCCGGGGAGCTTTTCGGCGTCTGCCTTATACCGTGCAAGGTCGCTTTTTAGCCCGTCTACGGTATCGGTGTGCGCCTCAATGATCGTATCCATCTGCTCTTCTGTCAGCCCCATGCCCTTCAGGAGCTTGCGCGTCAGTGCCATGTTCTATCTTCCTTTCCCTTGTCGGCGGTGCTTTGCCGCGACAGAACAAAAAATGTGGCAACAGTCATTTCTTTGCTGTTACCACACTTATACCGTATATTTATGGCTCTGGGACGCAATCTTTATCCGTTTTTCATCTCATCTTCGACAATTTGCCGGTACTGCGCCGCATAGTTCGCCGCCGCTGGCTTCAAATACGGCTGTGCTTTATTTCCCGCCGTCCAGTGCCAGTTGCCCTTTGCGTCCTGATACGCCCACGGCGTAGGTCTCCCGCCCGGATAATGCTTGCCCGTCCCGAGCTCCACATAGGCAGCATATTCAGAATCACTTCCGACATATACCGCCGGTTCTTCCTGGTCTACGCGGTGCGTGATGCTGTTGCGTAGGTTTCCGGTATCAACCGGGCATAGCCGCTTCGCGTACTTTTCCGCCGTCATGCCGATCTTTTCAAGCGCACGAAGCAGCACGTTTTTCATATTGTCCTTGATTTCCTCTGAGTTGTCGATAAATTTAACGTCCATTTTTCTTTTTCCACCCTGCCCATTCGGCATAGCTCATGTTCTCGATCAGCTCATTCCGTCCGGTCGCCTGGTTCCTGGCGCGGCGCTTTCCTCCGGAGGTGTCGATTCCTTCGACCTCGGATACCAGCGTGCAGCGGCAGTTATAGATTTCGGACGGTGGGCCGTTCGGGTCACCTGGGTAGCGGCAGCCGTTGGAGAACTTTTTGTCGTTGTCCACGATCTCGCCGTCGAGCATGGCGTGGGAGTGGCGGGTTCTTCCGTCGAGCGTCGCCATCCATTGTTTTCTGCACTTGATTCCCATTTTCTCGGCAGCATAATAGGAATCCAGCCGCCCGGCGTTCTGTGCGCCGGTGACGGCTGTGCGGGCCGTCCGGATGGCGCTGTCGCGGTTCATGGTGGTAATGCGGCTTTGCAGATCATCCGCCATGCCTTTGATGCTCCGGCCCTGCAAGATGGAGCTGGTGACACTGGCCGTGATCTGCTTTTTCCCGTATGCAAGATCAATCCCACGTTTGAGTGCTCGCTTCTCCGGGTAGGACGGCATAAGGCCCGGCTGCTCGGCAATCAGGCGCTTCACAACCCGCTCATCCCAGAGATCGAATCCAACGTCCCCCGCCACCTGCTCGATCATATAGGCTGCTAGGTTCCTGTTCAGGCTGTAAATCCCCGGCGTTGCGTCGTTGATATAGGCGATTGCGGTTGCGTTTGCATTTGTCATGCGCTCTGCGACCTTATCCCGTAGCGCCTCAAAGCGCCTTCCACGCCCGATCTGCGCAAGCCGCCACATCTTGTATTGATCCTCCGAGATCTCCCCAGCGTCCAGCCGCGCCTTTTCCACCGCGTCACGCGCTGCAAATTTACCGAAGTAATCCCTGATCGTATCCGTCAGATCGTTATACGCTTCCCTGTATATCGCAGCAATCCGCTTTTCAAGCTTTGCGAGCTCTGCGTCGGTCATTTTCTGCCCGGCGGTGTTGCTTGTGCTCATACACTTCTATCCGCCCCGCCGAGCACGGCGCAGACGAGGGTGACGATGATGGTCTTGGTTTCCATGGTGTTCTCCCTTTTCCGGTTTTCAGCGTTCACATCGCAACGATGTAACTCGCATAATCCTTCCATCCGTCGGCAGCTTTATACGCCGCGACCGATGCAGCCGGGACTTTGATGGTCAGACTGAAAAGCGCATTGCGGCCGAGCACTGGCGGGGTTACGGCCAGACATGTGACTGTCATTATGGCTTCATTTTGCGCGAACGCATAATCTCCGATCGACGTGACGGAGGCGGGGATAGTGATCTCCGTGAGGTTGGCGCGGGACGAGATAAACGCGCTTCTGCCGATCGTTTCTACTGTATCCGGCAGCGTCACTGACGTTCTGCCGCTTTCTTCTGCGAAACCCTCCGGAATCTCTATTACATGTGCCTGTATATCTATATGTGCCAACGATGCACAGTTATTAAATGCACTAATGCCAAGTGTCGTTACCGTTGATGGAATTGTGATGGATGTAAGCCCGGAACTTGCAAAAGCTTGACTAGCGATTTCAGTTACGGATGCCGGAATTGTAATGGATGTCAGACTCCTGCAATCGGCGAGCATTCTGCTTGAGATTTTTTGTAGACCTGATGGCAGTGCAATCGATGCCAGTTGCTCACAGTAGTTAAAAGCACCGTCCCCGATTTCTGTTACCGTATCCGGTATAGCGATTTGCTTAATCGGTGCACCGTCAAAGCAAGAGATTCCTATTTTTGTGAGATTTTGTGGCAGGATGATGTTGATTGGAAGTTCTTCCCCCGTTTCATTATTGTAGAGTGGTTGAATAATAAAAAACGCATTGTTTGGAAGCACTGTCACAAGTGGCGGAACTGTTAGCGTTGTGATGTATGCAGAATTAAAACATCCATTCCCTAACACGCTGATCGTATTTGGCAGAACCAGCCCATTCACCTGTGCCTGATTAAACGCCATTGCTTCTATTGCCGTGATATTATTTGAAGCATCACTACAGTCAAGGTTTTTTAGTTGGTTCTGCCCTGCGAACTCATACGCATAGATTGCCGTGTGATTGTAGAGTTTTGCGCGCTTGATATAGTGGGCCGTGTTGCCGTCTGTATCCTCCCCCACACCATACTCCGCTTCCATATACGGCGTAGTCGGTGCGGATTTTATGCCGCTGATCGCGCCTGCAAGCCCTTCGATGGTCTGTGCCGCAGGGGCTGTGCCGCCTTTGGCCTCCACTGCGTCATACGCCGCGCCGACTGCCGTGATAATGCGGTCGATCTCTGTCTGTACGCTCATGTCTGTTCCTCCTTTAAATCGCGGCGAGAGCCGTTTCGATCGCGTCTGTCAGGCTGACCGTGCCGCCGGAGGTGTATCCCGCCGGGATATCGGCGCTGGTCTGCGTGAGGCCGTCGATGGTCTTCGAGATCGCGCCGTTGTTGGCCATGGTGCCCTCAACCTTGCTGCCGTCGGCCAGCACGATAAACTTTCCGTCCAGCACGTCAGCAGCTCCGGCAGTCACGCCGGAAACGTCCTTGTATTTGTCCGGGATCGCGCCGACCGTGACCTTGCCGAGGACTTTGCCCTTGGTGGGCGTAATGTCCTGCGCGGCCTCGGCAGGCGTGGCGGACTTGGTTTCCAGCACGACGGATACCTTGCCCGTGCCGGAGTGCTTACCGGCGGGGACAGTGTACTCCTGATTGCCGGTCGTCGCGTCCAGCACTTTCTCCACCGCGCCGTTGTCCGGCATGGTGCCTGCCTGCGTTACGCCGTCTGCATCGATAAAGACTTTATTCGCCAGCACGTCGGCAGGCGCGGCGGTCGTCGCGGAGACGTCCTGATAGTTTTCCGGGATCGCGCCGACGGTCACGCCGGACAGGCCGTAATAGCCCTGATCTGGTGTGACGGACTGCTGCTCCTTCGTCGGCGTGACGGATTTGGCCTGCAGGTTGTAGTTGCCGCCGCCGGAGCCGCCGCCAGCACGCACGGAAACGTTAAAGGAAACGTCAACCGGATCGCGGTTCTTGAGTTCAAATTCAATGCCGCCCATCACAACACCGCCTTTGAAAGCGCGGCAGATACGTCGATCTGCTTTTTCTCGGAGCCGAGCACGTCACCGCTTTTGAATTTCACGCGAATCTGCATCGGGCAGACCTTCGGCAGGCGGAATGTTTCTTCCTGCGCCAGCGGGAAATAGAATTTCCCGTCCGCGTATGTGATCTGGCCTGGGTAATACTTCTGCAAATACAGAAGCGTCATTTCGATCTTCTCAATATCGTCGATCTCGACAGCCTGCCCGTTGTTCTTGACCGTGACGGCCAGACTGTACGCATCGCCCTGTACCATGCCGCTCATACGTCTATTCCTCCATATCTTTCGTGGAATATCGCTCTAATTCTTCCGCGCTTTTCCTCTTCAAAATGTTTGCGATTTCCTCCTGCGTAAGCCACGGCAGCTTGCTCAGAATCGTTTCGTCGTCAAGGTAGCTCGCGGCAAGCAGCACCATCTGCGTCTGTTCTAACTGATTTGTTATTTTGGATCGCATAAAGGATGGCTCGTCATCAATACCAACGATCTTAAACAACGCCTGCAGGAACTCGATCACGCAGTATTCAAATTGATCCACCTTGTTATCCATCGGCTGATACGCCGCCATGATCTCCGTCGCCGTCTTCTGCCCCGCCTGCACTTTTGCCACATCAAGCATTTGCGCGTCACGGTAAAGATCGTCGCTGATTCTGGAAAGAAGCGCTTCCCGAGCTTCAACTGGGATTGTGAGCGTATGAGCCTCTGCCTTCGCGCCGTCGTCGTCCACGAGCCCAACGCCGATCCGCCGCATGGACTCTTTGAACCGTGCCATATCGATCTCGTCCATGCCACCGGCGTTTGAGATCGTCCAATAAATGATCGACGCCTCATCAACTGTATTCGCAAAGCCTGACTTAATGAGATCGTAGCAGTCTATCGCCTCGCGTTGGCCGACAAGCTCTGACTGCCTTGCGCGGTTGCCGTAGAGCGGAATAATCGGGAAGCCGGGATAGTTTTGATATGCAAGGATCTCCGTACCGTCCGCTTCGGAACTTGCCTCGACAGATACATATCCGCGCTTTGCCTCTAGGATCTCCATGTTTTTTCCGCTTCTGCGGATGAACTGTGTAAAGCCGTCCGGCTCGTAGAGTGTTGCGCGAAGCGGCTTCGTATCGGATACCTGCCAGAATCTAATCCCGGAGCGCAACGCACCGTTTTCCTCATCGAGAATCGGAACGAACTCTGTTACGTCGAAAACCTCAAGATGATCAAGGTTCCAGAAGCCATACGATACGCCTCCAACAAGGGCCGCATGCGCTGCGTCCTGCAGCCGAACGTCGAACGATGCGCCGAGTTTTTCTTTGTTCGCGGCTTCTTTCAGCGTCACGCCGTTCCCGAGCAGATACTGCGTTTCCTGCGTGATGAAATTTGCAAAGAAATTGCTCCGAAGCTTATAGTTCGGACTGTAGTTGTCCGGAATGACTTTCCCGTTGAGTGTATAAAGCAGCTTTTGAAAATTAGCAATCGTCACATTCCTGTGCGCGTCATACTCCTTCGCAATAACCGCCTGTTTGTATAAATCCGAGTCTTTGTGATTATTTATCGCGGACAGAACAAATTCCATCCGTTCCCGGTCAGACTTTTCCGCAACCTCTAAAAAATCCTGATATGTTTTCATCTTTTGCCTCACCGCGCCAGCTCCGGCACAAATCTGTGTTCTTTGAAGTGCTTTTTCAAGACCGTCATCACCATGTACCTGATTTCGTCCATAGCGTGGTCGTTTTCCTTCACGACGCGGTCAGATTCTGCTTTTTCGTCCCACCTGTAAAGCCCAAATTCGCGGATGGTGTCTTTACAGCCCGCATGAATCTTGATTCTTCCATCTCGCAGGAAATCGGACGTTGTGCGGATCCCGTTCAAAACGTCGTTGTCAGCGTGCCGGGCTTTAAATCCGCTCCTTCTGCGCAGCGCTTCAATGAACGACGCGGCAGACGGATCCACGACAACGGCCCTGATTGGCTTATCTCCTGCAAGCCGTTCTACCATGTCGCAGTATTCCTCATCTGTTTTCTGCTTTTTTTCCTCGCGGCCGCTGTAATAGATCTCCGCGATTCTGACTGCACATTTCTTCCCAACGCACCATAACCCGGCAGAAAACGGGTTCAGCGTGCCATAGTCTATAGATATATAATAATCTCCGGTGTCCGGGATCTCCTGCGTGATGCAGCCATCTCCAAACATCGGATATACCAGTCCTTCGGCACGTACCCAGAGGCCGAGAATGTAGCGGTCGTAATAAACCGTCCCTTCGTATTCTTTTTTCAGATTTTCTTTAAAAGATTCCGGCAGGAACGGGTTGTCGTCTATCGTGTATGTCTGGCTGAAAATATCCGCGTTGCTATCGAGGAATTTTTTCAGCCAGTGGTCAGGATATTGCGGATTGAACGTCCCATCAAAACAAGAATATTCCTTGTCAAGACGGCTTTTCAGCAGTGCGAATACTTCTTCCGACCAATCAGCTACTTCGTCCCCATAGCAATATTTAATCGATGCACCGCGAATCTTTGACACCTGAGAAACCTTTTCCGCACCGAGGCAATAGCACTTTTCCCCGAAAATCCACGCTGTGTTGTCGCTGGAGATTGTTCCGACAAGCATATCGCCATACAGGTTCCGCATCGGCTCCAGCACATTTCGCTCAATCGTGGATTTTGTTACGCCGAGAATGACGGCCAGACCATCTTTTCCGATTCGCTCACGAATCCGGATCGGTATGATCCATCGAAAATCGAGGTAAGTCTTCCCGCTTCTGGTGGCTCCGCCCTTGAAGTTCCATCGATGCGTCCCGTATTTTACAAATTCACGTTGTTTCGGACTTAACAGCATCTTGGAACTCCTTCAGCATCGAATCAAGCTTCTCCATTGTCGTCCTGTTGCGGTCGGAAGCTGCCGCGTATCGCTTCATGAGACTGTCACCGGCTTTCAGCCGGTCGGATAGCGATGCGTCCATGCCGAACTGGTCTTTGACCTCCCCGCGCATGACCGCAGTGTAAAATTTCAGAATTTCGTTTGAATCCGCGACCTGCGCAGCCTCTTGTTCGTCCAGCCTGCGCTTTATATATGCAGAAATAGCTGGTTTTGATAGGTTTTCTGCCGCAATCACTCTGCATGATGTTTCTTTGTACCCGGCCTTTTTCGCTGCTTCTGTCGCGTTCCCGGATTTCAGATATTCTTCGCAGAATCGTCTCTGCTTCGGCGTAAGCTTTTCATCCGCCATCGCTGTAAAGTCCGGCCAGCAGCTTCACCACATCCGCAATCTGGTACGTTTCCAGCAGAATGACGTTCTTCGGCTTTTCATCAGGTCGGTATTCGTAAACCATGTATTTCGTCACCATCCTGTCATTTTTCGCGGAATAGGTCTGCATTTGATTGATTTTTATTTTGGTTCCGTTGTACAAGAGCGCCGTTTGCAGCTTGTGTGCAAGGGCGCGCAAACTTGCCATAGCCGCTCCTTTCTGCCTCATTCTTTCGTTCTCGTGTCTCCGTGTGTGAATAAATATATTTATTCACACACGGAGACACGAGAACAGGAGGAGGAGGTTTCCGCAGAACGCTGCGGTGCCGATGAAGAAGGGCGTAGAGTTGATCTCTATGCCCTTATAGTAAATGTTAAATTTGGCTCTGGGACGCAGACTTTTTCATAAAAGCCCTCTTTTTTGCCCCACAAGGCGAATAAATTGCCTGTGCCACTCCTGCGCGGTGCGTTCGGACACATAAACCGCCATCGCAGCGCCCTGTAAGGTGTGCGTCCGCTTCCAAAGAACCAAGTCTATGAGCCGCAGCCGCTCCACGCCGTCAGCGAGCCGTTCCGTCTCTGCGATTGCATCCTCAACGGCAGCGCGCTCGGCCCTCGTCATCAGCCCGCCGCCCTTATAGCTGCGAATCATCCATTTCGCATAGGCCCACCAGCCGTATCGCGGCGTGCTCATCAGTAATGTTGCCTCCCTTCGCGCTTTGCGCGGTTCGCATCGTGCAGCGTCCGCATACAGCCCCGTGTCGTTGCATATCTCGCCGCGTCCTTTGATTTCTCCTGCTTGTATCTGTCCGCCTCCCGGCGGAATGCTATGTATCGGGTGCAGTCCGTGTGACAGCCGGTGTGCCTGTCCGCACAGCCTTTGCACGGAGCCTGCACCGGTGTAAGCCCTAGATTTCCCTGCATTCGTCCACCCTCACACATACGCGTTTGCCGCCCACCTCGACGACGTAGCCCGTCCGGTTTGTCCTGTATTTGTATTTCTCGGCAGGATACACCCGTCCGCAGACAGGCCGCATTTCCGGGTATACCGGGATCGAGCACGTGATCAGGATCTGCACGCGCTCCGCCCGGCCCGTCACAGCTTCCCCATGTGCCGCCCAGGCGCACGCCTCGCTGCAAAAATTGTATTTTGCCTTGTACTTGGACGGTGCGCGCATAAACGTCTTCCCGCAGGCATCGCACGTCAGCTGCATCGGCGGTCTTGGCGGCTTGCGCTTCACTTTGCTCATGGCCTCCACCCGGAAATCCATTTTACCTTCTCCCAGTCCGTCAGCGTGCAAAACTTGATATAATCCGGCAGATCCGAATTGAGAATCGCTTCTCTTATCAAAAGCAAAACAAACACGGCAGCCGCAAATAAAAGCAGCATTTCAACGAATTTTTTCACTTACAGCTTTACCCCCCTTATGTACTTATCGAAATACGTCACGGCGACAGCCATCGCCGCCCACATGTCCGCCGAGAAACCGTAGAAGAAACCGGGATGCTTTTTCGTCCCCTTTCCGAAGTTCGGCTGGCCGGGCGCGTAGCGGTCAACGAGAGCCTGCCGGATGTTTGCATCTTTGGCAGATAGCGAACCGCACAGATCCAGCTTTTCTTCCCGGCGGAATATCCGCGTCGGCCCATATCCAGCCTGCCACAATATCGTCTGCCAGAACCGCCCGATCCAGACGCAGGTATCGAAAACCTCTTGGCCTACCGTCATGCCCATGCCCGCGATCATCTCGATTGCAACGTCATAGCCGTTCCCGTAAAGCTTCTGCGCGATCAGCGGCAGCAGCACGTTGTTCTCGATCTTCCCGGCCTCCAGCACGCGGCGAATTTCTTCGCCGTCGTGCTCTACGATAACATAGCCGGATTTCATATTCCCCGGATCAATCGCCAGAATTGTGCCCATCAGGCCACCTCCTTTGTTCAAAGTCTTTGCATTCCTCTCCGGAAAAGTACATCCGTTCAAATTCCTTCTCCGAGAACCGTTCTGCTTTGTGCTTCAAGCACCGGTACGGATAAACGTAGTTCTTTCTGTATTCCAGATTTTTGCATGTAAAACAGCAATCCTGCATCAACTTTCCTCCTCATGCATGGTTTACACTCCTGTTCCATGCCTCAACCGCTTCAATGTATGCGTTCGTGTTCCATGCTGTTTTCAGGGCAACGGATGTCCCGCATTTCCTGCACTTTACATTGAGCGTCATAATCTTTTTCCCGAAATTACACGAACCGCCTGTTTCTTCTACGTCACCGCCGCAGAACGGGCACGGTTTCAGTTCAGCCATCCTTCTTGCCCTCCAATTTGCCTTTGTGTTTCTTCACGAGCTCCTTCGCGAGGTTCAAGCCGACTGCAGTATAGTCAAATTCGGAGTCCCCGATAGCCGGTTCAACGCATCCTTCCGTCCCGCCATATGTGCCATGATGCTGTGCGAAGTCACTTCCGTCCGGGAAACGCACTGCATAGCCGTCGTGCAGGCGCTCTATCGTGCATTTGATTCCAAGATCGACGCAAAAATGGTACAATGCGCATATTTCAGTGTATTTTACCATCCTTCTTGTCCTCCTCTACACTCGACTTAAGCCATTCTTTGATTTGCATCGCGCAGGAGCAGCAAAGCTCAATATCAGGTGATTCCTCATGGAACGCGCTTCGTACGTTTACATACGTCGCAGAGCTTGTGGGGTTTATCTCCGCCCCGCAGCGGTCACATACTCGTTTCGTTGCCATCCTTCTTGCCCTCCATTTCCCGCAAAGCCTTCTCGGCTTCTTCGTGGGTGAGGAAAACGGTCTTACCAAAATTTCTAATATCGGTTGAGAGCGCTGCCCTATCACTACTTTCGTAAGTATTGTAGAAAAATGGCGCTGCAATTTCTTTTACAACTCGTTTTTCAACTCCAAACCTAGTCACGGCATACAGTGTATCTCCTTTTTTGGCAGGTAGAACAATAACTCTTCCGTCCTTGTCGGCCTCGGCAAGCTCGCGGATGTGATGGAGCAATGTAAGCTGCTCAGTCAGCGTTTTTG